CAAGTCGGACTACCCGTCCGACGACGCATGCGCAGCAAACAAAAATGTAAATTTAATTTACAAATTGATTCGCGGCCACAAGCGCGCATGCCGGAAACGCTGAAGTTTTTCGACGGCATGGAAAGTGCATAGCTCCATGAGGCTGGTCACCCACCAACCAACGGAGTAAAAAATGCTCAAGAAATTTCTTCTCTGTTCTGCCCTTACCCTCGGGGTAACCGCCGCGCACGCGGATATCATCTTCCAGACCGGCAACCACCCGCAGCCGCTCGAAGAGAACATTCTTTTTCAGAACCAGTACACCAACCTCACGAATTTTCTGGGTCACACCAACCAGACCAATGTGCCGATCACGTTCGATCTGCCCGGTTCGTTCTCGCTGCAGCATGAGAATTTCATCAGCGACAACGGTCTGGGTCAGGCCGATATCGTCTGCGATCCGGGCGGCGGTTGCGGCACCTTCGCTGGTGGCGGGGCCAACGGTCTTCAGTTGGAGGATTTGGAGGTCAAGGTCGGTGCTGGTTTCGGGGCCACCGATTTTATCGGTAACCTCGATTTTGGCGAGGGCACGTTCGATATCAACGTGCTGGACCAGATGGGTCACAGTTTCGACTATATACTGGGTAACGGTCAGAACTTCTTCACCCTGACCGCCATCAACGGTGAAGTGATTACCGACATTCAAATCCTCGGTGAGCAGTTGGACGGCAATGGGCACATTGGGTTCAACGAGTTCAAGCAGCCGCGCATCAGCGGGCTCTGCGCCTTGCAGGGCACGACTTGTCAGGCGATCCCGGTGCCCGAGCCTGTTTCTCTTTCTCTAATGGGTGCGGGTCTGATGTTGCTGGCGCTGTTTGGATTGCGCAAGCGCGGCGGGAAAGAGAGTGCGGTATAAAATACTTCGTGGGGCGTTCAGTGTTCGAAGGGCTGGACGAATTGCGGAGTGAGTGGCGGCGGTGGTTCAAATCTCTCTGATCCCCAATCCCGAGTTTGAATTACCGCTGGCGATGACGCCCTGATCTGCGTTCAACCATTGACCCCCTGTTGACGGCAGCGCGCAGATCAGGCCACTTTTTTAATCGGGATTTTTAACCGGGATTTTTAACCGGGATTTTTAACCGGGATTTTTAACCGGGATTTTTAATCAGGGGTTAAGTCCAGCCACCGACCGGGATGGGGGGACGTTTCGTCGCCGGTCTGTGCAGCTTGGACATAATCATATTCTGCATGCCGCTGTGCGCCGCACCGGCTGCGTACTGGAGAGCATCGACAGGATGTGTATATTCCGCGCCCGCCCCTGTTTTGTCTGGCGTCGGCTTGCGGACGCCGGATTTGGTCTTGCCATATCGGTAACCGCCCGCCATTGCCCGTATAAGCTTGGGACAGTACCGCCGGTCGAAAAGGATGGCGGGTCCGCCGTCGCGCGATCCCAGCAGGTAGCCCTCGACAGCACGGATGCGTGCATCAATGTCGTTGGTCGCGCCGGGGTATGCCATGAACCCCGCCCGCTTACATACGTCGAAAGTTGTCTCTTCATAGATGCTGGAACGCTGGATGCCTGCCGGGTCGCCTATGATAACGAACGGGCGTCCGATAAAACGGGGTGACATGAGCGCGGGCCGGAGGCCCATGTTCAGGTGAAGCATCAGACCCACATCATCAGCGGCTACTTCAGCGAGTACGAGAAGGCGACCCTTGTGGTCGATCTGTGTGACGATACTCCATGGATCACGGCCAAAATCCTGGCCTATGATGAGGGGGTGTCCAACAACCGGTTCGATGGCGTCAACAACATGCCAACTCATCTTAAAGGTTTCACGGAAGACAGCAGTGCCGGTCGGGTCATCGCCATACTGAGCATGAACATAGCGTCGGACCCAGTCCGGGCTTTTCGAGGTAGCGAGCCGCTCGTAGTATTTGCGGCCCTGCGCGATGCGGCGCGGATCATCCACCGCGAGCTTGATGGTTTCCTCGGTCTGGACCAAATAAGGGAGATTCTCCGCCTCAAGTGTCAGACCGCCCGGCTGCTTGAACCAAGTCCAATCCGAGGGGGGTTCGATCTCCATATATTTATGCCAGTCGGAGCCCTCGGCGGGGAAGTTGGTATCGGCGAGAATGCCGTACCACGTTGGGTTTCCGAGCTTACCCGAAGGGTAACGACCGCATCGGCCAGCGATGGCTGGGACAAGGTCCACGTCCATTTCGATGCACTCGCTCATCCACGCCCCGGTCAACTGACTGGACAGCAGGCGCTTCTGATCCTCGGGGTTTTCGAGCGGTATTAAAACCCACTCGCTGCGCACGTCACCGAAATTAAGATAAACCGTTGATTCGCTTACTTTAAATTCAGCGACTTCCTTCAGCCAGCTTAGAATGTCTTTAAGGACGGTGCCCTTCAACTGGGTCAGGGTCTGGCGCACGATGGCGAAGCGGGTATAGCGCAGGCCGTCTTCTGCCGGGTGCTGTTCCACTGCGCGGCGAAACAGTTCCCACAAGCAAGCGGTGGTTTTACCCGAGCCCACCGGACCAGCGACCCCGCGAAAGAAGCTGGCCGACTTCATGAAGGCCGCGCAGGTCGGCGGTGCTGTATAATCAGTGTGCGACATGAATAACCTACTGGTCCAGTACAGCGGGCGGGGTGGCCGGGGCCGAGACTTTCAGGACTTGATCCTGACCCAGATTAATGGTGACGCTGAACTTTTCCCCGCCGTTACCGCTGACTTGAGCCGATTTGCCTATCCCGGCAAGCTGGCCGAAGACTTCCAGCGCCCTTACCTTGGCGGGTAAATTCTCATCCGGCGCGTGCATGCGTGCGAAAAATTCGGGCAGCGCCTCTTCAATACAAGAGAGTGCTTTGATTCGCACCCGCTCTGCGGTGTTGAGCGCCCCGTTCCATTCTTCGACTTGGCTCTGGAGTAGATGGATGAAGCGGGCGTTGTTCCTGATCTCCTGCCAGCGTCCCTGCGTGATCTCATGATTTTTGAGAATCGTTTCGAGAGGATGAATGTCCATGGCGATCTCGCGCGCCAACATGACAAACAAAGCGTCATTACCTACAGGGGTAATCGGGACTATTGCGGCCATCCTTTTCTTGTGGCATCCCTAATCCGGCTGGTCAACACTTTGGGGCTCTGATGGCTGCTGCCGTTCCCGCGAATACACTTTTGCGTGTGGTCCCACCCGCAACGCTGGATCGAGAATTGGCGCAGCAGGCTGTCTCGAAAGCCCAAGCGGAAGATCAAGCAAGGCAGGGTAATCAGGATTTGTCTTCGTTGGCGGGCTATGTGCGCCGCCAGTGGGACATGATGAAGAACCACCGCAACACCACGGCGGGTTGGTCCGAGCGTCTTCTGCAAGCCCTGCGCGCCTTCAACGGTCAGTATGACGCCCAGAAGCTTTCGCAGATACGCCAGTTCGGCGGCTCCGAGATTTATGCGCGAATCATTGCCGTGAAGTGTCGCGGCGCGTCGGCGCTTCTGCGCGACGTGTACCTGTCGCCCGACCGGGCGTGGGGCATCGAGCCACCCGATGACCCCGAAATTCCGCCTGAAATACAGCAGGCCGTGCAGCAGTTAATCCAAGGCGAAATACAGACGATGGTGCAGGCTGGACAGCCGCCCAACGTCACCCAGATACGCGACCGCGTCATGCAGATGACCGAAGCCGCGCGCCAAGCCGCCAAGAAGAAAGCTGCCGACCAGTCCGCCATCGCCGAGGACAAGATCGACCAAATCCTCAAGGAAGGCGGTTTCTACAAAGCGATATCCGAATTTCTGGTGGACCTGCCGCTGTTCCCCTTCGCCGTCATTAAGGGGCCGACCGTGCGAATCGTTCCAACCGTGACGTGGAACAGAGGCATGGCGGTGACCGAGAACCAGCCCAAGCTTTTCTGGAACCGGATATCGCCGTTCGATATCTGGTGGACGCCGGGCGTCTCCGACATTGAGGACGCCGAGATCATTGAGAGGCAGAAGTTCACCCGCGCCGACCTGAATGATTTGCTCGACCTGCCGGGCTACAACGTCGCCAACATTCAGGCCGTCTTGGACCTCTATGGTCAGGGAGGGGTCAATGAGAACTGGGACGCCACGGATAGCGAGCGCGCCGTCCTTGAGAGCCGTGAAAACCCCGCGCTTAATCGTTCGGGCCTGATTACCTGCCTCGAATATACCGGCAACGTGCAGGGCAAGATGCTCTTGCAATATGGGATGACGCCGCAGCAGATACCTGATCCTGCCCGCGATTATTTCGTGCAGTGCTGGCTGATCGGAAACTATATCATCAAGGTCCAGTTGGGGGCATCGCCGCGCAAGCGCCACAACTATTTCGTTACATCGTTCGAAAAAGTACCGGGTACGCCTGTCGGCAACGCACTTCCAGATATACTCAGTGACATTCAGGATGCCGGGAATGCGACGCTTCGCTCGCTGGTCAACAATGTTTCAATTGCGTCGGGGCCACAGGTTGTTGTCAATGACGACCGCCTCGCGTCCGGGGAAGACGGAGAAAACCTCTTCCCATGGAAACGCTGGCACGTCACCAACGACCCTATGGGTCAGTCCTCCACTTCCAACAAGCCAGTGGATTTTTTCCAGCCGGACAGCCGCGCGCAAGAGCTTCTTGGCGTTTACACGGCGTTCGTGGGGATGGCGGACGATCTATCTGCAATCCCGAAATACCTGCAAGGGGGAGCCAGCGGCGGTGCGGGGCGAACCGCTTCTGGTCTTGCCATGCTCATGGGCAACGCCTCGAAAATCCTGCAGACCGTCGCCGCCAATGTTGATCGGGACATTTACGAGCCCGCCCTGAACGCACTGTTTGACATGATTATGCTGACCGACACTTCCGGGCTACTGACCGGGGAAGAGAAAGTCCGAGTGCTTGGCGTGTCGGTTGCTACCCAGAAGGAAACCCAGCGGGCTCGCCAACTCGAATTTCTGCAGATTACCGGCAATCCGGTGGACATGCAGATCATTGGACCGCAGGGCCGCGCCGAAGTTCTTCGTGCGGTGTCCAACACCATCGGTCTGGACGGTGCCAAGATTGTGCCCAGCGATCAGGACATTCAGGCCCAGCAGGCGCAGGCGAAAGCCGCTGCCATGGCGCAAGGTGCGCCCGGTCATGCGATGGGTCCGCCCGGCGCTCCCGGTGGTCCGACACCGCAGCCCGGCGGTCCTCAAGGCGGTTCGCCTCCTGCGCCAGCCGTGAATGGACAGCAGGGACCGGTGACGCAGATTGCCGGAGGCCCACAATGAGTTACCTTCACAGGTAAGAGTTGCGTTCATGAACAAATCTGCTTATGCAAAAGGAGATACGACATGGCTAAGATCGGTATGATGGCGGTAAAAGGTCCGGGGGTTTCTACGCCCGCGCCTCTTCCCGGTATTCCGCATGTCACCAAAGCTGCGTCGATGCCGACCGCTCCCAAGCCTCGGCAGAACCTGACGATGATCCGAATTTCGCCCCCCAAGCGGCTTTCGGGTCAGGCACCCAAGATCAAACCACCCAAACTCGCACCCGGTTTTTAAATCAGTTTTGAACCAGTTTTGAAGGAGTTCACTCATGCTTGGCAAAGGTCCGATGCTCGGAGCCGGTTCTGGTTCTGACGACATGGAAGGCAAGAAGGCACGCCAGTCCTATCCCGGCAAGGGAAAGATGGGTCCTGACGGTAATAAGGAAAAGACCGCGAAAGCCCCGGCTGGCGCGAAGTCGTTCGAATTTCTGAACGGCGGCGGCAACAAGATGATCCAGAATACTGCTGCTGCCGAGCAGACCGCCGGTCAGTCCGCGTCGTCCAACAAGGGTGATGCCACTGGCGGTTTCGGCAAGGGCGGCAACGGCAAGATGTTTCATTCTGGCCACGGTGCCAATCCTGCCGAGGCGGGCACCAGTTCGCCGCATGAAGAAGGTACCGGAGCGAAGTTTGCCGAAGGGGGCAAGGGCCACATGTTCGGGCCGCAGACTGCATGTCCTGCGGTGCCGGGTCGGTCCAGCGCGGCGAATGGTTAAAAGGGGCCTTCCGGGCCTTGCGGGGGGCGCGTCATCTCTGTCCATGGGCCATAAGCAATTGGCGACCGGGACAGAGATGATGCCGTCCCGCGCTGCTGTGAACTCGTTCTCCCAGAACCCGGCGCAGCAGAACATCAACAGTTATGCCAAGGGCGTCTCGACTTTGACGCCGACCAACCTTATTACCCGCACGGGTAACCCGGCTGGATAACCGATGCGGACCATTAGAGAAGAGTTGATTGTGGCTTGCGCCGAACTGGTGCAGACCGATGTGGGGAAAAAGTTTCTCGCGGCTTACACTCCTTTCGTGGAGGAATGCCGCGAGCAGTTGGTGATGGCACCCCCTGAGCATATGGCCTACGCACAGGGCGTGGCGCGTCAGGGTACTGTATTGTTGAGGATGATTCGGGACTCCCACAACGAAGCCCTGAAGATCATCGCCAAGGAAGAAGCAGCGAAACAAAGGGGTTAGAAATGGCTTACAAATACGTTGATCCGAGTGATCTCGCTGGCATCCTTGCCAGCATGCCGACGCAGGTCGAGCAGTTCAACACGCTCGCCAATGCCGCCGGTCAGACCTTGACCGTGGCGCAGATGCTGCAGGGTAATCTGGATCGTTCCGGCGCTGCCGGTGTGTCCGATACTACCCCGACTGCGGCGCAGCTTGTCGCTGGCAAAAAGGGTGTGACGGCTGGCGATGTGGTCAACCTGTCCATTCGCAATCGCAACACTGGCACCCTGACGTTGGTTGCTGGTGCGGGCGTGACACTGGAAGGAACCACGACCATTCTCACTGTCAACACGCGCCAGTACAAAATTAGGTTCACCAATGTCACGCCCGGTTCCGAGGCCGTCACGATCTCCGGCATGGCGCAGGCGGCGAACTAAAGTTGCCGTGAACTAGCAAATCGTTTTAAGTAATTTGCAGACGATGGGGGGCACGCTTCACGCGTTTCCCCCTTTTCGTTTGTGCCTAGTCTCGAAAACACGTCGCCCATTGGGGGCGGGGTCTTTTTTGACCGCGAGGAAAAAATGGCTGCAGCATCCGAATCCAAACTTCCTGTCGATCCCAACGTAAAAATGCCGCGAGCCGTTCTCGCCGCCCAAGCCGCATCCGACGCCGCTTACAAAGCCCAGTTTGGACAGGCACCCAACGATCCCAACGTCACTCAGGTTGTACCTCCGACGCCGCCCGACAAGCCGGTGCCGACGCCGCCCAAGGTTGAGCAGTCGTTTAACCAGCCGCCATTTACCCAGCCGGGTAATGAGCCGACCCCTCTTGCTCCCGCTGCACCCGTTGAAAATGGCAGTCCCGAGCAGCAGGTATCCCTGCTTCAAGGCCGTCTGCGCAAAGCCAATGAGACCATCAAGCAGCAGCAGGGCACGATCAGCGAACTTCAGAACCGTGTCAGCAATGTCGAGAACCTGATGGCGCAGATGCAGGCGCAACCGCCTGTGCAGCAGCCAAATCAAGTTCCCCGCGAGCTTCGCGCCGAATCACTCATCACGCCGGAAGAACGCGCCGCCTATGGCGACGACTTCATGGATGTGATGAGCCGTGTGGCGCAGCAGCAGAATCAAAATCTGCTGACTGAAGTTCAATCACTCAAGCAGCAGTTGGGCAATGTTTCCGGCCATATGGTGCAGGGCGAGCGGGAAAAGATGAAGGAAGCGTTGACCGTCGCGCTTCCAAACTGGCGCGAGCAGAACCATGATGCTTCTTTTCTTGCGTGGTTGCGCTTGCCAGACCCGTTCTCCGGTGTTAATCGTGGGGAACTGTTGAAAGACGCATGGGACCGGAATGTTACCCCTCGCGTGCTGTCGATCTTCAAAGGCTATCTCGCCGAAAGTGGTGAATTGACCGAACATCCCACTGCCCCTGCTGGCAACGGCAGGCCCAGTCTGGAGAGTTTCGCATCCCCCGGCAGAGCAAAAGTTGAGGCCACACCGCAAGGTGGTCCGTCCAACAAGCCCATCATCACACGCGCCCAGATCGCCCAATTCTATGCCGAAGTCCGTGCAGGCCGTTACAACGGTCGGGACAAGGAAAAGAACGAAGCAGAGCAGATGATCTTCTCTGCGGAACGGGAGGGCCGTATCAAATAAACCAATTCCTTAAGGGGGTTCTCCAATGGCATTTCCTATAGCATCAGGTGGTACACTCTACCCGTCTGGCGGTACCGCGAACACGCTGCAAGCAACCGGCTTTATTCCCGAAATCTGGTCGGGAAAGCTGGTCGAGAAGTTCTACGCCAGCACTGTGCTGGCCGCGATCTCCAACACCGACTATGAAGGCGAGATCAAGAACGCTGGCGACACGGTGCATATCCGCACCAAGCCCACCATCACCATCAACAACTACCTCGCGGACATGAACCTGACGCTTCAGCGTCCGTCTGGTAACAAGATCGACCTGCTCATCAATCAGGGTAAGTATTTCAACACGATCTTGGACGATGTGATGGATGTGCAGTCGGACCTGAACAACCTGTCCATCTGGTCTGACGACGCCGCCCAGCAGTTGAAGATCACGATTGATACCTCGGTGTTGTCGGGCATCCTGCACGGCGCAGTCGCAACCAACCGTGGCACCACCGCTGGCGCGATCTCCGGCGTCATCAATCTGGGTGTCTCCGGCACCCCGATCATGCTGGTCCCGCGTTCTCCGACGACCGGTCAGGTGGAAATTCTGGACCTTATTCTGCGTCTGGGTCAGGCGCTGGATGAACAAAATATCCCCGAGGAAGGCCGTTGGGTTGTTCTTCCGGCTTGGGCTGCAGCCCAGTTGAAGTTCTCCGATCTCCGTCAGGCTTACCTGACCGGTGACCAAGTCTCGGTCATGCGGAACGGTCGCCTCGGAATGATCGACCGCTTCACGCTGTACTGCTCCAACCTGCTGCCTGCCGGTGTTTCCGGTGGTCTTGCTGCCGGTGAAACTGCGATCTACGCCGGTCATGCCCATGGCCTGACCTTCGCTTCGCAGGTTACCAAGGTCGAAACGCTGCGTTCCGAAATGACCTTCGGTACGATCCTGCGCGGCCTGCAGGCGTACGGTTATAAGATCGTGGATGGCACGGCTATCGCGGAAGCGATTGTTACCCACTAAGGTAACTGGGGCGGGAAGTGATTCTCCCGCCCCAACACCTTCAAGGGGGAACGAATGGCGCTTTCCGTTGTCTCCGACTACCTGACCCGCGCCCGGTCTATGCTGCTGGATTTGACGGTCCCGTACCGGTATTCCGACACGGACCTGACCTTCTATCTGGACGAAGGCATTCTTGAATCGCGGCGTCAGCGGCCTGATCTCTGGCTCTCCACGTTTCGTGGCGCGCTGCCGCAGTACAGCGGCCAGCCTGTTGCTACGGCTGTAATCATCGACCAGCAGTACCAGCTTGCTTTCGTGTACTACATGGTTGGTCGTGCCATCATTATCGACCAAGAAGATACCGAAGACCCGCGCGCTGCGGGCTTCATGAATAAGTTCAACACCACCTTGAACGGAGGTGGCCCATGACCTTCAAGGTCTCTGACGTTAATCGCTTCATGGACAATGCGCGGGTTTCCATGCCCGGTGCTCTCGATGGCGCGATCCAGTATGCGTTCTTCAATGCCATGACGGAGTTCTGCGAACGCACGAACCTCTGGTACGAAGACGTGGATTTTCTTGTGCCGACTGGCGCGAGCATGGGCGACACGATTGATGTGGCGGTTTCCTGCGGGCGTCCCAACCGCCTGATCTGGGTGGTCGATGGAAATAATTTTCAGCGCAAAATGAGCATGCCGCAGCCGGGCACACTCCAGTTCGGCTTGCCAGTGGATACAGGATCGACGTGGACGGCGCGTATCGCCCTGTGCCCCACCGATCCGGTTCCGACTTCGGGCAGCGTGGCTGGTTTCCCCAACGGTCCTGACTGGCTCTTGCAGCAATACTTCAAGGGCATGCTGTCCGGCACCATGTCGGAAATGCTGATGCAGCCCGCCAAGCCTTATTCCAATCCCAAACTCGCCGAGTACCACATGGCGATTTTCCGGGGTGCGATCTCACGCGGCAAGACGGAGGCTCGCCATCAGAACCTCTATGGTGCGCAGGCGTGGAAGTATCCGCAGGAAACAGCCCAGATGACGGCGCAGAAGGCACGCACATGATTAAACACGCGAAAGTCAGCGGCAAGGCGGACGGTACCGATCCGACGAATATCCAGCCGTCCGATTGGAATAACGATCATGTCATCACTGGCGATATTACCCTGCCGGGTAACCTTATCGTTGGCAGCGGCAACCTCGGCATCGGCATGACGCCGGTTAACATTCTGGACATTACGCAGAACCAGAACGCGCGCAGCCGTATTGCGCTTCTAAATAATAATGTCGGCGCATCTTCTGAGACCAGCTTCGTCTTGCTCAATGGGACGAACGGCTTTGAAATGGGGTATTTCGGAACCGGCTTTTCCCCAAGCGGCATGAACCGTACTGATGGCGGCTTTCTGGCGTGTAGCGGCGCGGGTGGCATGTCGATCTTCACTCAGGCAACGCAGCCCATCTATTTTGGCATAAACAGCTCCGAGAGTGCCCGGATGGATGCAGCCGGTTTGAAGGTCGGTGCGACCGCAAACATTTCCGGCATGGACAACTCGGGCGGCCAGATTTTGGCCGGGCGCGGCTTCTACACCAGCGGCACTAACGGCCTGGCATGGGATTCTACCACTTATATTCACGGCACCGGCTCCGCTTCCATCAGTGTACTTGTCAACTCGGGTGGCGTCACGCTCGCATCCGGGGCGTCCGCATGGGCGGCGACTTCCGACTATCGCGCAAAGACCGTGTTCGGCGCATACACGGACAGCGGCGCCATAATCGACGCGGTGCCCGTCTATAGCGCGGCCATGAAGACCGCGCCGGGCAGCGTTGAAGCCATGTTCATCGCCCATGAGGTACAGGCCGCCGTGCCTTATGCGGTGCATGGCGCGAAGGATGCCGTGGACGAAAGCGGCGCCCCGGTGTTCCAGATGGTCGAAACGACTGATCCGCTTGTTCCGATAATGTGGGCAGAGATTCGCGCCCTTCGTCAACGCATCGCAGCTTTGGAGGCCAAACCATGATGTTGCACACCATCGCAATCGTTCTTTCAATGCTCATTCTGATCCTGACTTTCGGGGATGTTTGGACGACTCTGAAGGCGCTTACCCTGCCGGGTAACCGGGAAGCCAATCCGGTCATGCGCTTCTTCATGGCGGCGCTTGGCGGGAAGTGGATCATCGTCCGCTTCCTGTTCTCCATGGGGATCATCTGGAACAGTCTGCAGAAAGGTGCGCTGGCGCATCAGGGAATTATTGATTTGACCCTGCTGGCGAATGTGCTGCTGCTTTGCTATGTGGTTTACAACAATCTCAAAGTGGGGAAGTTGATTGGCGTTTGATATTCAAGTTACCGAAACTCCGTTTGGTGCCCTTGAATTTGGCCAAGGCAAGCTGAAGCTTTGGGTTAGCGAACCGGGCCGTGGGCACCCGCCGGAGTTCTGGGCAGACAGGGCGATGGAACGCATCATGTCGGTTGCCGACAGTGCGCCACAGCCGATCCGCGATCAGGCGTATGCCTTCAAGGAACAAGTTGCCCGCGTGGTGCTGGAAGCGATCAAGAACGCCGTCGCGGAACGAAAAATCTATGACGCCATGAATGCTGGCAAGATCAGCGAAGCGGCGTCGCAAGCGGTAAAGGAAGGGGCATAACATGGCGACTACCACTGCAATCTGCACGTCCTTCAAGGGCGAGCTTCTTGGCGGTACCCACAATCTCGGCTCCGGCGGCAACGCGCTGAAGTTCGCGCTCATCAAGGTTGCTCCTGCAGGCACTTACGGCGCGGCGTCCACCAATTATTCCAACATCACCGGCAACTCCGACGAAGTGACCGGGACCGGTTACACCGCCGCTGGCGCGGCGATGACCAATTCCGGTGTCACCACGTCAGGCACCACCGGCATTGCCGACTTCGGTAATCTCAGTTGGGCGGCGGCGACGTTCTCCACCACGGCGGGCATGATGTACAACACCACGCAGGCCAACAAGGCGATTGCGTTGTGGGACTTCGGCGGCACGCAGTCCGTGTCTGCCGCGACTTTCACCATCACCATGCCTGCCTCCGGTGCCGGTACGTCGCTGCTTCGCATCGCATAGCGCGGCAGTCAGGGGGCTGCACCGTGAAAGCGTTCGTAGAACATCTTTCCGGCGTGGTTCGCGTGGGTATTGATTGCGATACTTACGGGAAGCCATTCGATTATGCCGTGGCGTATTCGTCGGTGGACGGCAAGACGGCGACGATCAAGGCGCTGGTGTCTGACGGCAGTCTTACGCAAAAACATGCTCGGGCCATTATTCGCGCTCTTGCAGACGCTGGGTTCAAAGCGACGTGGGAGAGGGTGAAGTAATGACGGAATATATTATTGGTTTTGAGTTCGTGCGGGAACCGGAAGACTTGTTGCCGGAAGGCTCCGTTGTCGAAACCCACACCCACAACTACCACCACAACACGCACCTGACCATGGGTCTCTGGGACGTGTTTCGCTATGCGCCGATTGTGGACGCAGACGGCAAGGTTACGTCTTGGCAAGAGCTTCCGGCTTTGCGTGTGCAGGGTGGTGGTCCCAGATCAATTGTCCCTATCCCTGCCAACATGAAGCACAAGTTTGTGCTGGTGAAGGGTTGGGGTTTCTACCGCTGCGTCTTTGCGCACCGGGACGTGGATGGAAATTATTGCGAGGCACCTACGGGATATCGCAGCGCCTATGTGTGAAGTTCTTGTCTGTGTCAAGAATCAAGGGACGACCGGTGTTCTGGCGACGGACAGCCACATGCCGAAGCAGGGCGATGTTGTGTTCGTCGCGCCGGACGGCTGGACATGGGGTGTGTGCGAGTTGGGGCAGATTGTGGCCAACAATCCCAACGGTAATCATCCGTTCTTTCGCATTCTGAAACTGGCCAATGTCACGGTTGCTCAGGCCAGCAACATGATGACGCCGGAACTGGACATTGATCCGCAGAACCCAAGTCCGTACCTGCAATATCGGGGACGGTTTCTGGACAAGACAAAAATCCCTGCTGGGGTGCTTTCGGATTATCTGACCGACGACACTCGGGCGCAGCCGTTTCTTGTGTTGAATTTCACGGCGGCACAGATCAACGCCATCGTTACCACGACTGACGATGCGAACTGTCCGGCATACCATGCGCGGATTGCCTTCTAATGCCGACAACCAGCACCATCGGCACTGCATCGCGGAACTACTCCACGATCACGGCTTGGCATGCTGCATTCGCCAATGGCGGCTGGATTGGTCAGTGCTACAACGACAGCGAGTTCAACGAGACGCCTTCCATTGGCGGCACGTCCGCTGCCAACTATGAGACTTTGACGGTCGCGGCGGGGCAATCCGCCTTCGACAACAGCGCCAACCCCCTCAAGTACGACGTGACCAAGGGTGTCGGGCTCAAGACCACAGCCGCCTATTCCCAAATTCTCATCGTTGGAAGCTATTGCACTATTCAACGGATGCAGGTTTTACAGTCTGGGGGTGGCAACAGCAATTCGACGCTACAAATTTCTTTTACCGCTGTAAGCGTCCTAATTTCCCAATGCTTGTTCGTGAACACGAACACCAGCGTATCAAGAGCCGCGCGCATAATGGGAGCCAATGGCGCTGGCTCCCAAAGCCTGCTCAATTGCGTCTTCATCAACTACGCTGGTGACGGCCTCAGCGTTGAATATGCCAATGGCACGGTTCTAGCCAACTGCACCATTGTCAGCCCTTCGGACAAGGCGAACGGCAGCCATGCTCTCAACATCTCTAGTCAGTCTCCCAAGATCACCAACTGCGCGGGCTTTGGTTTCAGCGGTGGGTTCAGCAGCGGCGGCACGCCGACCGGCTCCAACAATGCCACCGACGCCGCCTCTATAAGCTTTGGCAGCGCCAACCAGACGAGCCTGACCTACGCCAACCAGTTCAACGGCGTCACGTCAGCCGCCATGGACTTCACAATTAAAAGCACGTCCGCCCTGAAAGATAATGGTGCCACTGATACCACCGATATCTCACCGGGGGTGGATATCTTCAACACGTCCCGTCCGCAGGGATCGGCTTGGGATATTGGCGCACATGAGTACATAGCTGCTGGTGGTGGGACCAACGTCAATCTGGTTGGTCAATCGGCCTCTGCTGTACAGGGATCGCTTTCTCTGTCGGCGAACAAGATTTTAACCGGTCAGGCAGCGACCACTGGACAGGGATCACTTACCCCGCAGGTAAGTCTGGCTTTGACCGGTCAAGGGACAGTCGCTGGACAGGGATCGCTTGCCCTGACGGTGAACAAGCTTTTAACCGGTCAGGCTGCGACTGCTGGTCAGGGTGCGCTTACCATAGTCGGCGGCGGCGTCGGAATTTCATTAACCGGACAGTCGATGACTGCAGGGCAGGGATCGCTTACCCCGCAGGTAAATCTGTCTCTGGCTGGTCAAGCGATGGTGTCTGGACAGGGATCGCTGGCTACGACCGCTGCTCTGGCACTGCTGGGTCAGCAGATGACCGCCGGTCAAGGCGTGCTGAACTATAAAGTCACTTTGCTGCTGATCGGTCAGGCGGCAACGTCGCAGCAGGGCATGGTCTATATCGGTGCCCTCCCGACCATCATCAGCATTCCCGGCCAGCAGGCATATGCGCTTCAAGGGGCACTTACCCTCAAGGTAACCGGTGCCATTGTCGGCATGTCGGCAACGGTGCAGCAGGGCGTGCTTTCGTTCCGCGTCACGCCGAATCAAATTCTGGATTATGACTGCGGCTACATGCTCGTCCCGTATGAGGACACCCATATGTATGCGTTTGCAGAGAATTTAGTTATGACTATCCCTGCTGAACAAAATGTGCTTTACGTTTTGAGCGGGGATAGCAAAGCGCAAATCAATTGCGGCTGCTGAAAGGGGGTTTGGATGGCTGTGCTTGGAAAATTTTTCCAGACACCTACCGAGAAAAAGCAGTACACGCTGGATTATTCCAACTGGCTGCAGCCGGGCGAATCAATTTCTGGTGCGCCAACTTTCGTGGCTGTACCCCCTAGCGGGTATGTTCCTGTAGCGCCGGTTGTGTTCGCAGCGACTGTCAACCCTCCGTTCAACGCCATCATCGTGTTCATTTCCGGCGGTGATGACGGGATCAGCTATAAGTGCCTTGTCACGATCACCACAAGTTCTGGTCAGATTAAAGAGGATGAGTTCTACCTCAACGTAAAGGCCCCTTAAAAAACCACCATGTTCATCTTTGATGTGAAGGCTGGTCGCATCACAGAGAACGGTAACCCCATCGAAGGTGGGGACACTGTTTATTCTGGGATACCTGAGTGCCGAAACGACCCGGCACATGAGAAAGAAGTCGGTCGCGGACCTACCCCTCGGGGTAAGTATCGGATCGGTGTGGCTTATGACGACCCCGGACGATTGGGGCCTGTCGTCATGCGGCTATATCCCTTGCCGGGCACCGACACGTTCGGGCGCGACCTTTTCCGTATTCATGGCGACAATGAAGCCCATGACGCCAGCCATGGCTGCGTGATCGTGCCCCGCTTGCTGCGGGAGCGAATTGCAAAAGCAAACGACCGGATATTGCAGGTCATATGATGCTGCGCTGGTTGGGGGCAATTAACTGGGAAAAAGTGAACGAGATTACAACCGCGTTCGCGCGTCCCTATGTCATGTACGCGGGAGGCACTGCCACCGCGCTCGCCTGTCTCAACAAGGAGACTGCTCCCGTCGCCCTGCCGTCTATGGCGGCGATCCTGTCGGCCTATGTCGGCGGTCGCACCATCGAAAAGGTGACCAATATAAAAGTTACCGCTCAAGGTAAGGACGACCAATGAATATCGACTTGAACCCCATCGACATTGAAACATGGGTGGTCAAGCACCTTATCGTGATTGCCATTGTCTGCGGTGTCGGCACCGGGATCGCGTGCTGGATGATGCTGCATGCCCATCAGGTCGCCAAAGCTGCCGTTGCGGTCGCCATAGCCCACGAAAAAGTGGATGCCGCGCAGACCACGGCAGGGGGTGACGCGGTCAACCAAATCAGTGCAAACCAGCATAAAAGCGAGCAAACCGATGCCCAGACACAAAAGCTGGTTCAGAATTTTAACACTTACCCTGCTGCAAAAAGCGCCGTTGATCCCGCTCTTTTTGACGCTTTCCGTAGTGGTATCTGCATGTACCAGTCCGCAGCCGGTCTTTCTGAATGCCGAAAACTGCAGCAGCCTGATCCCTGACGAATGGAGGTTTGGGTCGATCCCAAGCGCCAGCTTGCCTATTGAAAATACCGTGGGTGCCCTGATGGCGTTTGGAACCGCCCAGACGGGTCAATTGGACAAGGCCAACAGCCGGACCAGAGATACGATCACTATTATTTCGAACTGCGAAGCCCTTTTTAAAAAAGCGCAGGCTGATATTCAGCCTCAACCGTGGTGGAAATTGTGGTGAGCGAGCAAATAATGTTGGACATACAGCGTACCCTAGGCAGGTTGGAAGCCGAGCAGCGAGCCTTGCGTGAGGCTACCGAGCAGGGTTTCGAAGCCGTACGGGCGGACTTCGCCCAGCATAAGAAAGATGACGCTGTTGCGTTTACCGCCATAGCCGATGCACTGTCCCAGCTTCGCACCAGCGATGCCGTGATGGACGTGAAAGACCGGCATGTGCGGGCAATTGGGCGCTGGATCATTAGCGCCTGCGGTTCACTCGTGCTATTCGTGGGGACGACAGTGGTTGCTTTCGTGACCCACCATTTAGCGATTCGATAGGAGAGATTAATGTCTGAACAAGGAAACCCCCCTTACCCCGGTCTGTCCGATTTCCCCCAGAACCCGGCACAGCCCGCAGTTACCCCTGCAGGTAATCCGCAGGACTCCGGCGTGGCGTCGTCCTTCACCGAGGACATGCACACTGGCGCGGCGACCGCGCCCGCCACTGACACCACTCCCGGCGCGATCAGCATGCAGCAGGGCGCTCCCGAGCCTGACCGGGTGCCTGATACCGTGGCCAATACCAAGCTGCCGGATTACATGCCTCCGTCGATCCAAGAGGAAAAGGATGTGGGCGCTGCGCGCGTGAGGTTCCATCAGGAACGTGAAGCCCTGCTGGCTGCGAAACGTGCCAAGGAACAGTCCGAGGAAGCACAGGTTGCTTCTGCCACGGAGGCTAACAAGGCCCTCTAATGGTCGCCCTGAAGATAACTGGGTTTGGCGGCATGATCCCGGCACAAGGCGACAGCCTTTTGCCCGAGCAGAATGCCGCGCTTGCGCAGAACACCTTCTTGGATGCCGGGGAAGTCTATGGGATCAGGCAGACGAAAACGCTGCACACCATGGTCAACTCCGGCTGGAAATACGCTTTCCGTGTTCCGCTGGGTCCGCCGGACAAAAATCACATCACCAATTCCTATTGGTGGGAGTTCGCGGACCCAGATACCAATGTCCTGAAGTCGCAGCTAACCAACGACAGTTGGCAGCGATATTATTTTTGTTCGCCCAGCCAGTCGCCCGGCTACAACACGCAGGCGCGCATCACGGCGGGCAATGCGAATTACCTGCTGGGTATCCCGGCACCGACTTCCGCGCCGACTGTGGCCGTTGCTGGCGGTTCTGGCACGACCGCACAGCGGGCCTACGTTTACACTTGGGTTAGTGCCTATGGCGAGGAAGGTCCGCCGAGCCCGCCTGTCAGTCAGACCGGGTTCGTCAACGGGACGTGGAACGTCACCATCCCTGCCGCGCCGGGCAGCGCCACGACCAACCGCAATCTGGTAAGCACAAATATCTATCGCACGGTCACCAATGCCAGCGGCGGGGCGACTTATTATCTCGTTGCCCAAATCCCGATTGGGACCCTGACCTACGCGGATACTCTTAGCGATGTTACCGTGGCGGGTAATGTCGTCTTGCCGAGCCTGACGTGGTTTCCGCCGCCGACTGATATGATCGGCTTTGTCTCCATGCCCAACGGCATGATGGCTGGCTGGCGTCTCAATTCCAACGAAGTCTGGTTTTGCGAGCCTTACCGCCCGCACGCATGGCCTGCGCAGTACACCATCGGTGTGGACGCCAATGTGGTCGGTCTCGGGGTGGTCGGTCAGACGCTTGTGATCCTGACTCAAGGCTTCCCCTATTCAGCTACCGGTATCAATCCGTCCAACATGGCGCTGTCGAAAATCGCCACGTTCGAACCCTGCATGTCGCGGGGTGGAATTGTTTCCACGGCAACCGGGGTGTTCTATCCCTCGCCCAACGGTGTCTGTCTGGCTGCGTATGGCATGGTGCAGAATGCGACCTTGCCACTGGCGACCAAGGATCGTTTTCAGGATTTGCTCACACCTGAGAGCATGCGGTCAGCCAAACTGTCTGCCAGCTATTACACGTTTGGGTCGTCCATTTACGGCGGGTTCGAACCCACCGCGTTCGACAATGCTTCGTTCTCCATCGCCAACACGTCTGGGTCGCGTCAGGGGGCGCTTATCAATCTTGGCGATCCCCGCGTGGCATGGACCGAACTTGTCCAGTCCGTCAGCGTGGACAATGTGATGACGGACTTGTGGTCTGGCGAAATCTTTTTGATGCAGGGCGGCGTTGTTGGCTGGCTGGATGTGAGCAGTGCGGGCATCACCGGTTCTTATCTTTGGCGCTCGAAACAGTTCCAGATGAGCCAGAAGACGAACCTGAAGGCGATGAAAATTTCCTTCATCAACAACATCAATGATCCGTCTTTCGTGCATAACACCACGCGAAACACAAACAATCCACAGGCCCTCGGTGCCGGGCAATACGGACTTCTCCGTGTGTACGGCGACGGCAATCTGATAATGACGCGCGAAATCTGGACTGATAATGAAGTCATGACGCTGCCCGCTGGCTACAAGGCGGACTTTTATCAGTTTGAAATCGAGGCGCGTGTGCGCGTGCAGAGCCTTCAAGTCGCCAGCAGCATTAAAGAACTGGCGGGTGTCTGATGGCTGCGTTGTGGCCCACGATCATGGAGCCCGGCACGGACCCGGCGTCCCACACCGAGCCGCTGCGTTCCATGAAGAACATTCTGGAGTTGATTACGGGGCAGCGTCCCGGTGCGCCGTACACTGTTCCGCGCGTCTTTAATACTTCCATTCAGCCGGGGTCGTTAAATTCGCCCCTGAAAGTCAACCAGCTTCTTGATGGCGACTTATGGATTGACCGGGGGAATAACAACAAACTGAAGTTCTGGGACAAGGCCACGCAGGTCTGGATTCCCACGACATGAAGACAGGCAAAATCGTTTTTGGGGCGCACTACGGGGTGCCTATCGCTGCTGCCTGCAAGACACTCTACGATCCTGACATTGATCGTTGTCTTGCAACCATGGACGAGGACGGTAAAACGATTCGCGGTGGCTTTATTTTTCGGGAATATACCGGGCCGGGGGGCTCCATTCAGGTCCATATGGCCGGGCTCTTACCCAAGTGGGTAAGTCGGTGCCTGCTCTTTAATGTGGGCAATTACGTCTTTAATCACTGCGAATGCCGCAAGCTGTTTGGTCAGGTGCCGGAACATAATACAAAAGCCCTTGCCATGAATCTCAAATTAGGGTTGAAAAAGGAGTTCTTCCTTGAGGGGGTCTTCCCTGATGGGGGGTGTCATGTCTTGAGCATGACCAAGGAAGAATGTTCGTGGCTCAACCATGCGCCACCGCCGAAGGGGGTTTCTAATGGGTAAGCCGAAGGCACCGCCACCGCCCGACTACACCCCTATCGCCGCAGCATCCATGGCTCAGACGCAGGTTTCGCAGCAGGCGGAACAGGCGCAGGAAGCCATGGCGCAGAAGCAGTTCGATCTGGCTTCACAGCAATATGGCGTCCAGAACCAGCAGGCCCAGCAGCAGTACGATCTTGCCAATCAGGTCTATCAGGCCGCGAAAGCCGCGCAGGACCAGCAATACGGACTAGCCCAACAGCAGTTCCAGTGGGGTCAGGACGTTTATAACCAGCAGGCTGGACAGAACCAGCAGGTCATAAACGCCGACATTGCCGCCCAGCAGGCGCAGCAGCAGGCAGCGCAGCAGGCGCAGCAGCGGTACCAGCAGGTCTATCAGCCGCTCGAAAATCAGATGGCGCAGCAGGCACAGACCTATGCTTCGCCTGATCGCATTGCGACACAGATGGGCGCGGCATCGGCGGACGTTGGCACGCAGTTCGATCAGCAGCGCCAGAACGCTGCGGCCAATCTTGAAAGCTTTGGCGTGGACCCGTCCTCGACGCGCTACGCCGCGTTGGATGCTGGCGTCCGTAACCAGCAGGCGGCGGCTCAGGCTGCGGCGGCAAATCAGGCCCGGCTCCAGACGGAAGCGACCGGCAACGCGCTCATGGCCAACGCCATTAACGTGGGTCGCGGTCTGCCCGGTGACGTGAACGCCGGTTACAGTTCGTCGGTCGGTGCAGGTCAGGGCGCAGTCGGTGCCGGGGCTACGACCGCAGGGACTGGTGCGCAGCTTATGGGTACCGCGCCCGGTTATTATGGCAGCGGCAACTCGCTCTACGGTGCGATGGGGACCGGTATCGGTTTGGGGACAAACGCCATCGGCGGCGCGAACCAGATGTTCGGCATGGGGACCGGCTCCATCGGTGCTGGCAATCAGGCCATGGGTTATGCCAATCAGGCCATTGGCGGGTGGGGCAACACGCTCAATCAGGGCTACCAGAACCAGCTTGCGCAGTTCAACGCCAACCAGAACGCTTCGTCGGGCTTTGGCAGCATACTCGGGACTGGTCTGGGTATCGCCGGTTCGATGGCTGGTTTCTCTGAAGGTGGCGCGGTGCCGGATGCTGGACCACAACCCGGTATGGCGCAGGTTACCCCGGTGGGTAATCCCGGCAGGTATGTCCCGCCCGGTGCTTCACCGACCAACGGCGCGGTGCCGGATGATGTTGGCATCGCAGTCACGCCCGGTGAGTTCGTTATTCCCAAGGATGTTGTGTCGTGGGAAGGCGAGAAGAACATGCAGAAGATGATCCAGAAATCGCGCGACGAGCGCGTAAAGAACACGATTGCCCGCCCGCAGCCTGTACCGCCGCCGCGTGTATTCACGCGCCCCGGTCCCATGCCTGCAGGTCGCCCAGCCGCTGTTCAGGGGTGAGATCACATGTCGTTCAGTCGTGAGTTGAAAGATTTTGCGCAGGGCTTTGGCGGCGGTGTCCGCGAAGGCTATGAAATGTCGGAAGCCAAGAAAGCTGAAGCGCAATCCGACTGGTACGAGAAGCGCATGACGGACGACAAGAACGATCCGGCTGGTGGTGGTTGGGACCCAAGTGGCGGTTGGTCGGATGAATCCAATCAACCGGAAGAAGGCGATCCGGGCTATAAACCAAAAGTAAGCCATAGCATGCTCTACAACGCAGGCCAGTGGATCAAGAAACAACTTGGAGGCGGACCGGCAACGACGCCAGAACAGGCGCAGCAGAACCAAACTGCAGCAGCATTGGCGATTAATACTGGCGCACCCGCAACGCCGGATACGATAGAAGGCCAAGTCTCCAGTCCGCCAACACAAGCCGTCGATACAGGCGACGGCAATACAGTGGAGTATGGGACCAATGTCTGATACAGCAGTTGACGATAATGACGATGTGAATGCGCCCCCGCATTCTCATGTCGCCATTTCCGACGCGCCGCCGCCCGACAAGAGCAGCGATGATGACGAGCCCGAGCCCAAGAAGCGCCCGGACGTAAAGCCGGTGTTCGACAACGGCAAGGATGCTGGTCGTGCGATCAGCGATCCTGACCCGCGTGTGCGTGCCGCTGCGCATGATTATTTTGAGCAGCAGTACGACAACGACCGTCAGTTTCAGGCGTCACAGCAGGCCAATCCGGCTACTCGCTGGCCGCAGTTTTACGGCAACCAATCGACTACGCCTGAACCGGCGAAGCCTTATATTCCGCCGTCCGTGCAGCAGGCGCGACAAGCTGCCAACCAGCCGGTACCTACCCAGCCGGGTAACACGCCGCCGTCACCGGCAGGTCCGCCCACGCCGACTGCCGATACAACGGAAGGCCCCAGTGGTGCGCCTCAAGGTGCTGTCGATGCTGGCAAGCCGCCCGCTGCTCCTTCTACTTTGCCCGATGAACGCACCACGCAGGGTGAGGGTACGGAAGGTCCGACCGGTAGCGAGGCTCTCCAGCCGACCGAAGGCGGCGACTACAGTGACGAGAGCAATGCGCCCAATCCCGAGGCTTTGCACGCCGGACTTGGTGCGCTGAACCAAGAATACAATCTGGACGGCAAGGGATCGGCAGTGCCGGACCCGCAGCAGCATGCCGATAATCAGCGCCGGGCGATGACGGACACGCCGGACTACAGCGACGTTAAAGCCGCGTTCAAGGCGGTCGATCCTGATGGAAGGCTCGGTCATGCGCAGGCGGTATTGCGCGTAATGAACAAGGGCTACGAGTATTACATGTCGCATGGTGACAGCGTTCGCGCTGCCAACTTTGCAGCACAGATGATGCAGTACGCCAACCATGAAGCGTCGCTTTACGGCAACAAGGCGATCCTTGATCTCAAAAAAGGCGATAACGAAGAAGCTGCCCATAACCTGACCAACGCGGCGCAGAATTACCTCGGGGGTAAGTCTGCCAGTGTGCGTGCCAATCCCAACGGTACGTTCACCGTCATGGAGATCGACGACGCGGACAACAAGGCGGTCGGCAAGCATGTCCTGAACGGCCAGCAGTTGTTCCAGTTGGCGACCGGAACGGCGAACGGCACGGAAGTCTGGAACGGCTTGATGCAGGCCGCTGCCAATCGTCCCGGCCAGAAGGGCATAACGCAAGCCGACACGGCTGCTCTGACTTCACTGCAGAACCGCATTCAGGCCAGTCAGGCTGGTGCTGGTGCTGCTGGTGGTGCGAGTGCTGGTCAAGCTGCTCCCGCCGCTGGCGCTGCTCCTGCTCCGCAGGGTCAGGCTGTCGATCCGAACGCGCCTGCTCCTGTCCCGCAAGCGCCGCAAGCACAACCTATTCCCAATCAGCCCGTTGGTGCCGGTCAGGCACCGGGACAGTTGATCGCGCGTGCTGATCCTGCGGCGATGTATCTTGTCGAGAGCGCCAACAATCCCAATGCCGTCAGTCCGAAAGGTGCAATCGGTATCGCTCAGACCATGCCGGGTACGCTGGCTAATCCCGGTTTCGGCGTGCGCCCTGCCGATCCGGCAAAGCTGGCCAATCCGGCTACACGCAACGCTGAACTGCAGCGGGTTGGTGACGATTACTTGGCTGCGATGCAGAACAAGTACAAGAACCCGACGCTGGCGACGATTGCCTATAATTGGGGTCCGGCCAATACGGATGCGTGGCTGGCGAGGGGTGGAAATCCTAATCAGCTTCCCCCAGAGACACGTCAGTATCTGGCGCGCATTGCTGTCGCTCAGGCAAATCAGGGTCGTCAACCGCCGGTTACTCCGCAGGGTAACCAGCCCACAAGTCCGTTCCAGATGGGACAGATGGAGCAGCGGGATATTGGTCCGACTGCGCCTACCCGCCAGTTCGCGCCTTTGGCCGCGCCCATTGAAGAAAGCCCTGAAGAGACCAAGGGTCTGAGCCCCAGCGGTATCGCGCTCTATAAGGACACCGTCAGGACGGCCAATGTCGAAGCGCAGCGTGTCCAGAAGGCGCAGCAGGCGATCTTCGACAAGGAGTATGCGGCAAATCGTGACAAGTTCGTGCAGGACACCAAGGACTTCAAGGAGCAGTTGGCGGGCGGCAAGGCGGTCAATTCCGATGCGGCGTGGAAGGCTGCGCAGCAGGCCAAGGCCGACATGGTCACCGATAAGAACAGCGATGATGGCAAGGTTTACAACACCCTGCAGCCGCGCACCAAGCAGGCCGTGGACAGCATCGCGGCGCAGTTCAAGATGCTCAATCCCAGCATGACGCCGAACGCGCTTTACACGGCGGCGATCCAGATGGTGCGTCCGCCCGCAGATGGTCAGCGGGCTCCATTCCGGCTTACCCCGACGAAGAACCCCAATGTCGTGCGCGTGCATTTCGGCAACAGCAGCTACTTGTTGCCCAGTGACGCGACTGACGACGCTTCGGCGGTGATGGGTAACGAGCATTATCTGCAGCGTATGGCGAGGGCGAAAGCTGCACCGCCAAGCCAGTTGGGTCCGAAAGCAGTAGCTGCTGGTCAGGGCGTGGCTAACATCGCGGCTAATGCGGCGGCTCCTGCTGCTCGGGCTGGCGTAGATATTGCCAATGCTGGCGCGGGGGCAGTTGCTGGCGCGGTCGATGCGTTGGGCAGGCCAATCTACAATTACTTGAACCGTGGCCCGAACCAGAATAACCAGCCTACGATAGTCACCCCCGGAGCGTAAGACACATGGCCCTTTTCGGTCCCGACGTATCCGGTCAATACAATGAACCAGATAAGGGACCGGACGTAAGCGGCCCTGTCAGTTTAAGCGATTACGGGCGTGACTTCGGCTCGGCGGTCCTGCGCGATATCGGCGAAGCGCCCGCTGCGGCTGTCGAGGCTGCGGCGGATAAAAGTGATTCGCCAAACCTTTCCGCCATAGCGGATTTCTTCCGCTACGCCATGAAGCGTGGCAGCGACAACCTCGCAGAAGGCATGTCGGACAGTGCGCGCAACCGCATGAATGCGGCGTTCACCAGTCCCGAGTTCTGGGAGCATCCCTTCAGTGCGTCGCTGCTCAAGGCGGCGGATCAGACCCCGGCGATGGCGGCGGCGCTCGCGCCAGCGTTCATGACTGATGGCGCTCTTGCGCCCATGCTGGTTGCTGGTGTCGGCGGCGTGCAGGGTGCTGGTGCGTCTGCTGCTGATGTTTACGGCATGTTGGACGACAAGTCCGACGACGAACTTAAGCAGAGCGTCCCCTATTATTATGGCCTCCGCTCCATGGGGATGGACGAGGACGACGCCAAGAAAAAGACCGCCGACAAGGCGATGGGGTTCAAGCCCGTCATCAACGGACTGGTCAATGCCGGTGCCATGCTCATGGGTCCGGCTGGCCGTGCTGCTGGGCTTATCCCCGAGGAAGCCGGGGCCGGACTGCTCAAGCGCATGGGCATCGGCGCGACGGAAGCCGGTCTGGGCATGGGCGCTGCATCGGCAACCGGCGAAGCCACGCATGAGCAGGGACTGGTCGATCTGGGCATGTCCAAGGGTCTGGACCCCGCCGCGATCATGGCCGCAGGCGTGTCCGGTGGTGTCACTGGCGGCTTGATGGGTGCTGTGGGCGGCGTACTTACCCCTCATGGTAAGGCTGCTTCAACCCGTGACATAGAAACAACAGGGGACAAAGACCCCGACGCGGCCCAGAAAGCAGCATTGGATGCTGCCAATCCCAATAAACCTGCGGTAGCATCGCCGTCGCCCGAAGTTGCGAGTACCAGCCCAACAACCGAGGGTGACCAGACACCCTTGCCGACCGGCCCAACGCCCCCCGCGACAGACGGTTCGGCTGGGGTGGCTGGTGCGCCTGCACCAGAAGTACCAGTAGTTGATACAACCGCAGAACGGACTGCGCCCGCACCGGCAACGCAGGGTGAACTCTTCCCTGTGGATAAGTATGCCCCTGCGGATAAGTCTGCTGCTGACGCGCTTGCGGCGGACACCTCCGGCAAGACTGTCCCTGAGACTGACGCCACGCTGGCGGAGCAGCACCAGCAGCTTGTCGATGGTAAGCGCCGGGCGATGCTCTTTCCCAAGGTGGGCAAGAAGCAGGCGGTGATCCCCGAAGGACTCGCCCTGCCGGATGGCATGAAGAAAGTCATCTTCAAGGACGGGACGTGGTTCTACAATCCCGAGCATCTTAGCTACAACGATTTGAAGAAGGCCGTCGCCACCGGGCGGCAGAATGATGTTCTCGATCTCGGGCCTTATTCAAAGAAAGACCTCGCGCCGAAAGTCGCGGCGGGCGAAGCCCCTGTCGCGGTCACCGAGCGCACGCCGGAAGGCACAGAAGTCAAGGCGGCGGCTGCGACCGAAACCACCGCTCCGGAAACCGCCAAGACGCTTGAGGCGACCAAGACGCCCGGCAATACGGTGCAGGCGGAAAACCCTCTTAACGTCATCGCCGGGAGAACAGGCGTTGGTCCGGCGGGTGAAGCCGCCATCGCTGTCGGCAAGACCCGCGAGCAGCGTCAGGCGGAAGCGCGTGCCAAGGCGGCGGCGCGCGAAGCCGGTGCGCCGGAGACGATTGCAAAAGCCAAGGAAATTACCCCGAGGGTAACCCCGCCCAAGCGGGAAGTGGCGAAAGCACCGACCATACCGGCTGGCGAACCGGTTACCGGTGAAGCATCAGGACGCGATCTGGGTATCTTTCCCGAAGTCGAAGCCCAGCCTTCAAAAGAAGATGCGGCTGTACCTGAGAAAAAAGGTGCCCCCGGAGTCGTGAAGGCCAAGGCAGAAAACGCCAAAGCTGAAAAGACCAAGGCGGATAAGGCGGAAGCGACGCGCAACGCCAACCGGCTGGCGGACGCCGAATCCAAGGCGCGCGTTGAAGCCAACGTCAACTACAACAAGTTCGGCGACAAACTCAACAAGTCGCGCGAGGACTATGTCGCGTTCCGGGTGAAGAAGGCGCTTGAGGCCGAGCAGAAGGCCATCGACGAAGCCAAGCAGGAACGCGCCAAGGAAACCGCGCCGCGTGCTGCAAAACAGGAAAGCGAAAAACCTACGGCCCGCTCTAAGCCTTGGCTCAAGGAACGCGGCGACATGAATGACGCGGCGGATCGCGTTGCGGAGAAGCACGCCCCGACTGCAGAGGAACGCGCTGCCATCGGCAAGCCGGAAGGCAAGAAGATGGTGCTGGACCGTGTCCGTGACATGGTCGCGTCATGGCGGGAAACCGGAAAGGAAATCCCCAAGCAAATCCGCGACGCCAAGGACAAGACCCACGAGCCCAACAACTCTGCGGTGATTATCCGCGAAGCCGAGAACCTGCTGAAGAAAACCGAGCCGTCCGATGAGGACGTGCAGAAGTTCGTCAGCCGCGAAGCTGGCCTGCGTGCCAACGATCCCGAAGCGCGGCGTTCTGTCTTGGCAGAGCGCCGGGAAGAAGCCGGTGGAAAGTATGCAGCAAAAGTCGATGAGCGCACTGCTGCCGCACCGGAAGCTGTTGAAGCCGAGAAGGAGGCTGCACCTGAAGAAGCTGGCTCTGAAGAACATGGTATCGGCGAAGAGGCCGAGGGCGTTGCTGCGCCTGAAGCTGAAGAAACCCATGAGGGAGAAACTCAGGCTGAAGAAGCTGCCCGCTATGAAAAAGGCGAGTTGAAGGGACGCGAGCGCAAGCCGGTTACCCTGACGGGTAAGGAGGGCATGGGCTTCAAGGCGCAGGAGAAGCCCGTCCAAGTCGTCAAGAAGCGCAAGTTCCACCGGCTCGGCGGCATTCAGGTCGATACCAAGAACCTGCCGTGGAACAACGGCACGAGGCATCTGCAGTCCACCACGGTCAGGCAGTTGGCCAATCGCATGTTCGGACGCGACTGGAAGCAGGGTGAGTTTGGCACCGGCCAGCTTGCCGAGCATCTGGCGCGGAAAATCTTCGACAAAGTCGGCGACGTGGAAGTGCATGTCATTTCCGGCAAGGACATGGCGCGCACGCTGGGCACCGGGGCGGAGGACGGTCTTGGTTTCCACACCATCAAGGACAACGGCAAGAGCGTCATTTATCTGAGCGAGGACGCCTTCGACAGCGGGCTCAAGGAACAGCATGTGCTGGTCCACGAAGCCATGCATGCTGCGGTAGCTCGTGAGATCGACAAGTCTGCGCGCTACCGGGGCATGGTGCGCGACATGATGAACGCCACGGAAGATTTCCTGCGTCTGACCGGTGGGAGCCTGAAGGAATACGGCCTGACGGACGAGCATGAGTTCATGTCCGAAGCCTTCGCCAACCCGAAGTTCATGGACCTGCTGGCGCACGTCAAGGTGCCGTCGCTGCTCAAAATCCGCATGCAGGCAAACCGCATCACCAGTCTGAAGGATGCGTTTGTCGAAATGGTTCGCAAGGTGCTGGGTTTCAAGCAGAGCGAAGCCAGCATTCTGGAGAAGGCCATCGAACTGGGCCATCACATGATGGACCACCCCAACGATGAACTTCCCGAGGGCGTGCGCCGTCCCCAGAAACCGGCATTCGGAAAGCGCCTGCAGCCGCTGAGAACCGGTGCCTTCGATCAAGGCACCCATGACGGCGTCAACGACATGTTCCAGTCCAAGCTGTCGGACGCCATGGCGCGCGGCGGCGACGCGGCCAAGAGCTATGTCAGTGACCTTACCCGTCCGGGTAAGTGGATGGCCGACACCATCAACGCCACGTCTTCTTTCGGTCAGGGGGCGCGCAAGGTTCTGACCAAGTTCATGACCAACGGCCAATACGGTCGCATGGTGGAGAAGGTGTTGCCCAATGCGCGGGGTGTGTTCGATCTGATCGAGCGTTCCGGCGTGCGTGCCAACAAGCTGAAGACGGAAGGGCTTAATCTTTCGGCGGCGATGTTCCGCGCCCAGAAAGAGAATCCCGGTCTTTTCCAGAAGTTCTCGGACCTGCTGCACAAGCAGACCATGATGGGTGTGGATGCATCCAGCGAACTTGGCGAGGGCCGCAACGCCCACATCAAGCCAACCGAAGATGCCAGCAAAGACAGCATGGCAAGCTGGGAGGCGCGCGACGCCCACCCGGACTTGCGGAAAGCCTATGAGGATATCGTCAAAGAAGACCCGCGCTTTGCCGACCTGCAGAGCAAGGTGTTCGACTTTTACGACCGTACCCAGTCTGCGATGCAGAAGGGACTGGTCGAACATATTCTTGGACAATATGAC